GTGCCGGTCTTCAGTTTCTGCCAACTCACATCGGAATAGGTGGCCTCGAATCTGTTCTGCTCCAGAATGCAAGGGATGATCGCAGACAGCATCATCGCCTCGCCCTTGTCGCTCTTTTCTCTGGGGAGAATGTTCGGCTCCGGGTATGCCTTCATTGCATCTGCGTGTTTGGACACGATGACATTGTGAAGCCAGCCGGACACGGACTTGAAGCCGTCCGAATCGTCTGCGTTGCCGTCTTTCTGCTCCTGCCTGCTGTTTCTCAGTTTCCACCAGTCCTCAGATGCCCGGATGCGTTGCTCCGTGTGGGCCTTGCCTGATTTGTAATCGTTGAGAATCTCGGTGAATTTTTGTAGTTGGTGCGATCCAATCTTTTGTGATGCAGGCTTCAGCGATTGTGTGGCCGGGTCTGCGGCAGGCATCAGCGCCTGCATATCAGGTTTCTTTTCGATTTCCATTGGTTATCCTCCTAAGTTATTAAATATATCCTCGTCTATTCCGCCTCTCCGTGAACATATCCAGCGGATCGGACAGAATGGTCTTGTGTTCGACCTCTCTGATCGGTTCAATGGGTCTTGCCATACACATATAGCGCCACTCGTCAGCGATGTGGTCTTCCATAGATGTGTCAAGATCTTCAACCTTATGCTCGTCATACATCATCAGCGGTATGGTACGGATGAATCCCTTGCAGTTCTCAAATACATACATCCTTGCATATCCGTTCTGGTCGAACTGTAGCCTGTAGTGACACTGCATCCACCCTGCTATGCGTTCGTGATCACCGGGAGTGAAGTAAACACCGTACTTAATTGCGGTGTCTGCGATGCTGTCACCTCTCGATGCATCCCATATAGCAGGGTCAGCAACACCGTGGATCTGTTTCCCTTTTAGCCACGGATGCTCTCGCTCTACTTTTGCGATCTCCTCGAACTGCTTGTCCGGCGTCCATTTCACACCCTCATTCGGTGTGGATGTGCATCCGTACAGTTCCATAATGCGATATAGGGTGCCGTCATAATCGATAGCCCACCAAGCGCAGGAGAATGGCTTTGCGTAGCCAAAGTCATAACTCCGATAGATCGTCCAGCCTCGCTTGTCATGGGCATTGAGATCGAACGGCTTTATGACATGTGTCCATCTGCCCTGTTCCTTGGCTTCCTCTTCTGTAATGCCTACCTCGTGACACTTGGTAAGATCGGGTGTCTCCCGGAACTCCTCGAAGAACTGGCCTTCAAAGATATCCCATCTGCCATAGAGCCAAGCCTCTCTCAGTTTCGGAGGCAATGCCTCAAGCTGCTTTATGTAGTCCGGCTGACTCTCCAGAAGCACCTTGTTGTCTGTTACAAGAGACTGGATAAAGGTGTAGTCATCTGGATCTTCGCCATTCTCGAACTTCCGGTCTATAAAGACCCTCTTGATGTACTGATGCCCCTGGCCACCGGGGTTGCAGGTGTAGTAGACTCTCTTTGGGAAGTCATTAACACCACGAAGACAGGCTACAATGGTCTTCATCTGATACTCGCTCAGTTGTGTAGCCTCATCCAGAAATATGACATCGTATTCCACACCCTGGAGCCGGTCCAAGTCAGTGTCCCTTGCACAGTAGGCAAAGTTAATGGAACTGCCGTTGCCGAACTTCAGCACCTTGTCCTTATCGTTGTACTTGGCAATGTCCAGGAGCTCCACACGCAGTATGTTTATGTGGTTGTTGATGAGTTCCGGGTATGTTCTACGCACGATCAGGATTCGAATACCTGCATATCTAAGAGCCAGTAGTTTCGCCTTGGTTCTAACAGACCAACTCTTTCCACCACCTCGTGCGCCACCAAATGCGATGTGCTTCGTCTTCGCCTTGAGGAACAGTTTCTGTTTCTCGCTTGGGGGTTGGATAGTCAAAGTCTTCATTCGCTATACTCCTCCAGTTCCCCAACGATAGCGACCTTAACCTCGTTGTTCTCCTTTTCGACCATTGCTTCCTTACGCAGCTTATCGATACGAGCCTCCTGCTCTCTAATGTCGGCATCGCTCTTAATCATCTGGATGTCCTTGAGATCCTTGAGTATTCTGGATATATCTCGCATACTTGATGTGTCTGCCAGAAGGCTCTCTTCGTCCTCTATGAGCCGTTCTACCTTGGTAAGCAACTTGTCAGCCACTGTCTGTAAACGGACTGCTCGGTTCGCCTGCTGACTCGCTATGGCATTTATCGCTTTTGACACGGTGTTGGCACGATGTTTGTCTCTCTTCTCTTTCCACTTTTCCTTGCTTGCATATTGACTAAGCCTACTCCGTCCGATGCCATACTTCTCAGCCAGTTGCCGGTGGCTTATGTCAGTGGTCACATACTCAGTCTCGATGGTTTTCCAATCGATCATAAGCCACCTCCTCTCTTGATATGGTCATCCTACCAAATTGGGATCGTGGTTCTCTATCCTTCCACAAGCGCATAAAAAAGAGGAGGCCGAAGCCTCCTCTCAAATTGTCACTCTATGATTTCCAGCTTTATGTAAATGTCAGCAGGAACATTATCCTTCCAGATGTATGTATTCTTCAGGATATAGTTGTTGTACTCAACAGCGGTCTTATTGGCTCGCATCTTCGCCTGCTCTGCCCAACTCTGTTTCTCTTCATTGTCAGAGTCCTTGTACTGCTCATATGTAAGTTTGTCGCTTTCATAAGAAGCAATCATAGCACGGCAGGTATTTTCAACCTTTTTGATGGTCTCATAGTTGGTCGCATCATCCGCCTTTTGCACACCGTGCCACCAGTTATTCCAAGTTGCTCTGCCAGCCGGAGTAGCGGTCAAATACAGAATACCTACGGCAAACAAGGTTGCCAGAATAATAGCAAGCACCTTCATTAGTTACCAACCTCCATCTTAATTACAGGATCATCTACCTCAAAGGGAATATCAGAGTACAGATATGTTCCAGTCCATTCGATATACTTTCCGTCCGTGGTGAAGAAGAAAATGCCATTGTCATTCGTACCGTAACTGCCGTCAACATCCGAAATCCAATCATTATATGTAATTGTGCTTTCGTAATATTCACTGTCCGGTGTCAGGTAACTGTTGAGACTGGACACCTTACCATCGACCACGAAGCTGGCAATGAGTGTATTACCACTGAATAACACAATATACCCCAAAGGCTTCTGTACTGCACAAGGAAGCGCATTCGCTTTTTCACGCTGCCCATTCACCCAATATGCTCTACGGGTCAGGTTATACCGTTCGAGAGAATATTCGATATCGGTGGGTGTAGGCTGATTGCGCTGAAGGCGGTCTGCTGTCTCCAGTGTGTTGTCCACATCTTGAGTTCTGCCATCCCCTTCACAGCCTGCGAACAGGACCAGTGCCATCATCAGCACCAAAGTGATTGCTAAGATTTTTTTCATAATGTTTTCCTCCTAAAATTTAACCAAAGATAACAGGCTTAACTTGCTTGATCTTGGCGATAGTAAAATTGTTCAGCACTTTGAAGTTCACCGTAGGGTTCTTAAATGCCTTCAGGATGTTCCACATTTCTTCGCATATCAACTCGTGGAACACTTGGCTCAGTAGCCGGGGGATCATCTTAGATGTCCATCCGCCTGTTTCGTTCACGATCTTTGCGAATTCCTTCTCGACCAGTGCCGATGTAACAAACTTTTCAACAATGTCCTCTTCAATGAGCCGATTCTCCTTCAGTGGTGCGCCCATCTCCTTGTGGTGCTTCTCTTTGAATTCGGAAGTCACGATCTTAGCCCAAGTCTGTCGCTTGAACCGATTATAGAAATCGTAGTTCTTTACGACAATTCCCTCACCGACACCGGCACCATCCTTGATCAGAAATACATTCTGTTCTGTACACTTGATGAGGTCTTCCAGTGTAGCATTACGCAGGATCTTGAGCGGTGCAAGATAGTCCAATCCGAACTCTTCCAGCAATGGCTGGTACACTGGATAGGGTATGTACTCCAGACCTTCTTCGCTGTCCGCATCCACGCAAACATCGAACACATAAAATCTTCTCCACGCATCGTCACGATATGTCTTCAGCGAGTGAGGAACAAGCCACTCACCGAATAGTCTGTGAGTAGGATGTTTCCGAAGGTATCCGGCCACCCTCTCGTCCTGGATGATTGCATTCATAAATCCTGCATTGTCTTGATCCAGGCTCAGTTCTCTTCTCCGGCTTCCTGCGTGAATTTCTCCGTCCTCGCCCAGCCAAACAGAAGAATTTGTCCCATCAATCTTGGGGAACACATAACAGGTGCCGAGCTCAATTCCGTCAACCTCCATTGTTCCGTACCGCTCAATGTGTTGGTATTTTCTAAACTCCATATAGTATCCTCCTAAGTATTTATAATATCTGCCCTCGGCAGGGTATCACCTAATGCACACCCAAATTAGGGTGCCAATGCTGATCACCAGTTCGGTGATGCCTATGATCAGCGCCACTTCTGCGAATCGCTTCATTCTTTCCCCTCCCTCAACAGGTGGTGATAGGCGTCCCGGTAGTAGTCCCGATCCTTTGTGATCGTTTCCAGTTGCAAGTGGAGTTGCTTGTTTTCGGCTTCCAATTCCCGGATGCGTTCTTCGTCTGTCTGTGGCTTTATACCCATTACTTTGTTGTACTTTTCGAAGCAAGCCTTACTGCATTTTCCCGTGTATATCGGTGTTGTGCAATTTGCATTTCTGCAATCGTAAATAATACCTTCTCGCATAATCACACCTCCGCAGGCTGTTTGAGCCATTCCAATGTTGACATGCATCCTTTTTCACCGCGAAACGGACACACAGAACATGTATCGTATGCATCGCATGTCCATTCTTCTGCGAGCAAAAAATCTTCCAACTCCTCATCACTCATAGCCCGGATGCGGTCTGCGTTGGTTTTCTGGATGAAATGCGGACATTTCTTTTTGCTTGTTTTCCAACACATAGTGCAAGAGTTATTTTGCTTGCAGTTTACGCATAGATCGGTGATATTCATAATCATTCTCCTTTCTTCGGAAAAAGCCAATCACAATAGTTCTGTCTGTACTGTTCCACGCAGTTCGCAAGCCATTGTCTTTGCTTTTTTCTCCAGGCTTCTGTTGTCAAATGCTTGTCCCTTTCCAGGGTCTGCCAAATTGTCAAAATCTGCTTTTCGTCAAGGTATTTGCAAATTCGTTTCCGCTCTTCAAAAGGCAAATAGTTAAAATCCGATCCATCAAGAATGTTCTGCACCTTTTCTTCCAGTGTGGTCATACTCATTCTCCTTTCGGTGGCTCCCACTCCGGCAACTCACACCAATGCGTAACGCCTCTAATTTGGAAGAACCCTGTATCATACCAACATTCGTGTTCTGGATCGTAGTATGCTATCCTTTCGTGCAACAGGTTTTTTACTCTGACTGCAACATTTCGGTAGTAAACCTCACCATCAATCACTTTCTTTATATCCGGCAACCTCTCCGTAACAGGAATCCACCCGGATTCAGCCTTCGCATCGGCATAGCCTTTTTCGTACTGATCCCGGTCATACTGCAATGCCCGGAGCAATTCGCCCTTGTCCACATTCGGCACATAATTCAGCACCGCCTTATAGATTTCTTCGTCCTGTTGCTTTACAATCTGGTGCTGAATTTCGGTAACCAGAAGTTCAATCGGTGACTCATACATCTTCATTCCCTCCATCCATCTTTGCACCGCAGTTGGGGCAGTAAGGTGGCAGCCAACCAAAGTTGGTTTTTGGTGTCAATCCGCAGTTGGTGCAGAATTCTTGCGAACAAGGTGTCGGCTTGTGCCACCTTCCGTGTACCACTTCCACGGCATCGGCTTCTCTTATATTACGCAAAAAATTCCCGGCTTCGGTCATACTCCACCCTCTATCCATAAGCGAAGCAAATACCTCCCCGGAATAGATTATCTTTCTACGCAGTTTAATTTCAGCCATTGTCATTCCCTCCATCCATCTTTGCTCCGCAGAACGGACAATACGCAAACCGCTTCTTCCATTCCTCTATATTTTCATCAATGCTGGGCAGCTTAAAATACTCACCGCAATTTGAGCAATCGATGCTGATATATGACTTCTTATTGTCACATACACCGTATCCATCAAGCCATTCTGCGTGTACCACTTCCACGGCATCCACGGTGGGGGCTTTAGCAATGGTATTTCGCCCCCAATTTATGCCCGTGCAATACCCATTCCACTGTTCTTTATTTTCCCTTGTGCGTTCTTGTATAAATGCGGTGTCATATCGCACATCGAATAGTGTTTTTAGGACATTGGCATCAATCAGCCGCTTTTCATTTGTCATTTTCTGCACTTCCTTCCTGTTGCATCATCTTTACATACGCTTTACACAAATGTCTGTATATAATTTCTTGGCACTTCGCATATAATAATCTTTCGCTTTCCCTCTTGCTCATACAATTTGGCTTGGGCGGCAGTTTGCCCTCTCTTGCAAGTTGGCAATTTGGATTATGTTTGTGTTGCCCCATCTTCTGCCCTCCTGTTCCACGCTGTTGTCAGCCGCATTTCCGCGTGTTCTTCCGTATCTCCGTTATGATAACTTGTGAATGGGGAAAGCTGGCTCATATAACAAAGCGGATTTACACATCGAAGAACTGTGCGTTTTCCAAATTCAGCCCCTACTATGAACAGTTTGACTTCCCCACCACAAAACGGACAAGGTTTTAATTCAGCCATCTTATCTCCTCCTCTTTCTGCATTGCCTCACATATTCCTTGTTGGTTTTGCTAATCCTTTTGTGGTAGTCCTCTACCTGGCACTCTTTGCAGCAATACTTTTTGTTCTTTCGGCCTGTAAATTCCTTGCCACAACCAGGACACAATCTCCAACCTTCGGGAAGTTCTTTCTTCTCCGGCACAACAGCAGGCTGCAGGGCTTTCCACTTGCCATAGGACATACCTGCCTTCATAGCCAGCATCGCATTCATAGCGAGTCTATCCAATTCTGTCAGCCTCCTTTCTGCACTTAGGGCAGAACTGACCGCTCTCAGGAATGATCTCGCCACAGCACACGCAACCGGGGATGTCCGTTTCCTGTCTCACGGCCTTTTTCACGAGCTCAACGGCTTTGTGGTAGGCCGTATACTGTCCGGCACGATTGGAGGCATACGCACCACGATGGTGTGTAGACTTGAAGTAGGCCTCGTCCCGGAGCGCCTCCAGTTTCTTAATCGCTTGCATCACGGCATCCATCACCTCCACCCCCTTTTCGGCACCTTGCAGAAAGGATCTGCAACTTGAGTTGTCTCCAGCAGTCTTCGCAAAAGTGTAGATTTCCTTCCGCAAAGCCGGTGTCCACCTTCCCAAACTGAAAGTATGTCATTCGTGTATTCCAAAACAAGCCGCTCTTTTTGGCAACAATTTGCTTGCAGACATCGCATGTCTTCTGTTTTTGCTGCTTAATAATCATCACTTCCACCCCTTCCGTGATCTGTCATACTTGAACTGCTTGAGTTGTGGGTATCGCTCGTAGAAGGGACTGAATTCGTCACAGTCCCTACGCAGGAGCGAGTCCAATTCTTCTTGGTAGTAATCAGCTTCCTTATCTGCAGTGAAGCAGATGTGGTATCTATCGGCAAGAATGTTTATGTTCTTGTAGATATCTTCCAGGCGCTTTTTGCCGAATGTGTCCTTGCCCATCACAGCAGGATCTCGCAAAGTAAGTTGGATGTAGTCCCACATCTTCTGCATACCAAGCCTTTCACCTGCATCGAGGAAGCCCTGGTACATAGCATTTTTTCTGGCAATGTATCCGTCCTTACCCATTACCAGACACCCCTTTATTCAGGAGTTTGTCCATCCGGACCTTAGCCACAGCCGGATTCCAACCGCAGGTGTAGCACTTCTTCTTACCCTGCTCACAGTCCACGGCATCGTTATAGGGGCAAGTGAAGTATCTCGTTTCGCCCCTAAACTTTTCATAGCAGGCCTTGGAGCAGAATACTCTGCTCTTCTCGTCCGGCTTGCCCTCGAATTCCTTACCACATTGCTGACATACAAAAGTCATAACTTATACCTCCTGAATTTTGATACCGAATACCTGTAGCATCAGTTTCCTTTTTATGACGAACAGGTCATAGGCTGCGCCTTTCTTGCAACCTTTTACATCCTCTACCACTAACTTGCCGTCCTGATCATACACAAAGTCGGCATAGTAGGAGCATTCCTGCTCCAAGCATCTCAGCCCATCTCTGAGCCTTTTCCCAGTCTTGGGAGAGATCCGCTCATACCTCTCAAATTGTGGAGGCATAAGAACATACTTCACTTGCCTCTGCAGGTTTGTGATCTTACCGGCTCTCTCAAGGAGAAGGAGTTGTCTCCATCTCTGAAACTCACCTATAGAGTCAAACACAAAACCGGTCGCAGGATCTTTGACTTTTCTGGCATTAAACTTGTTCTTAGCCATCCTCTTCTTCCCCCTGCTGATATTCCCAGGCATCCACGGCCTCTACGCACTTGTCACAGCCGAGAATGTGCCGGATCTTGTCACGATATACTGTTTCGCATTCCTTGCCACAGCAGGGACAGGTCGGTCTCTCAGGCTCACCATCCGGGTATCCAGTGAGTATGGCTCTTGTAATAGCCGGGTGTTCTAACATTTCCACACTTAATCCTCCTCGTCATACTTCGCTTCCATCAGCATCCTGTAGATCTCGCATTTCTTATAATGCTCACAACAGAACACATTGATTTGCCGCTTATAGTCAGTTCTTCTTTGATAGATGAGTGCAATGCTGCTCTTTTCATCTACAAGTCCCTCGCAGGTGATCCGCTGCTTCCCATCATCGTACTTGTAGAAGGGACACTGCACCTCTATCTGTTTATACGAGCCGCTTGGCATTGGTATCGACCCCCTCGTCTCACACCGTCTTGCGGTCCTTTTCAGCCATATCCAGAATCGCCTGGTAGTGGGTCTTCCTCGTGAACTGTTTCCCCTTCAGAATGCAGTCCGCTACCACACCAACATAGTGGTTGAACTCCTCAAGGGACAACTTATCAAGCAAGTCTTTGATCTGCTTGTCACTTAGTAAGACCACGCCTTTTCCAAGTTCGCCTCCAAGCATTTTCCTCTTCGCATCCTCAACTGTGGATAACTCTGTGGAAAAAACAAAATTCTCTGTGCCGGTTGATTGGCTGAATGAGCTTTCATTCTTTCTCTCATTCTCTATATCTGTATCTAAATCTTTTTCTTCCTCTTTCTCTTTCTCTATGTCACTTTTTCGAACATCTCCGTCACAAAGTGACGCTTGCTGTTTCTGCCGGAGTCTTCGCATCCGTTCGGCACTGTCCGTTTCGCTCCCGATCATCTTCTCTACCTCGCCCATATAGATGGTCTGGTCATCAAAGATCTCTACAAGGTGGAGTCCCTCAAGGAGTTTCATAGCACTGCGGACAATGTCTATGTTCGTATTCGTAATCACAGAGAGCATCTGCTCATTGTATGGAATGGTGTCACTGAATCGGAGTGTTCCCTCGTGATCGATGCTTTCAAGAAGGAGTTTGAGATAGAACAGAACATAGTCCTTGCCATTGGGCATCTCCTCTATGATTCTGATGTCGTGCCGTTTGAAGAAGTCTCTCTTCAATTTCAGCCAGTAGAACTTCTTACCTTCAGCCATCGTCCCTCACCCCTTTCCGTTTATCTATAAATGTGAGATTGCTTTTTAGCAGACCGTCACTCAGAACAAAGCAGTTAGCTCTCGGTTTATTCAACACACCCTGTGGGGTGCTGAAAAACATCCGTTGCCGGAAGAACATAACTTGATGGCCATACTCCAAAGGAATCCCATCGTTTAGCCATTGGAATGGTAGTATTAGAGCAAATCTTAGATTCAGTGCTTTAATCCGTTCCATTACTTCTCGCTTCTTAGAAAACGGGGGATTGCTTATGATACACTGAACACCATTGGGTGGATCTGTGGTAAAGAAGTCGCTATCGGTAGTAACAACATCGAAACCTCGCTCTTCAAGTACATATCTCCATGCTGAGTCTGTGTCATTAAATGGCAGCCACACCCTTAGGGGTATCTGAACGAGATGATCAGCGATAATTTCTGCATCCTCTCGCCTCGTATAGTATTCGTCTCCGTGTATGCTACCGACTTCCCAAAAGTTTGGACTTGGCATACTATCTCACCCCCTTCGGTATAATCTTCGTAACCTTGTCGAAGTGTTTATGAACCAAGGTCATCTTGGACGGCTCGTCTTTTACAACGAGCCAGTCCTCAGTATTCAGTTTCCACTTCATAAGCAGTTTGCGCTGTTCACGAGTGGGTTTCTTTCCGTGCTTCATCTGCCAGTACTCCCAAAACCCGCATTGCCACGATCCGTATCTTCCAGGCTATCCACCAGTTCCAACTCCGGCAGAACACAAGGCACGATGACAAGCTGAGCAATCTTATCTCCCCTCTTCACCTCGTACTTGCTACCACCGTGATTGAATAGGCATACCTTGATGGGACCAGTGTAGTGGGCATCGATGGTGCCGTCCGTGATAACGCCGTGGTTGCACATAAGACCACTCTTGGACTTGACCAATCCAACACAGCCTTCAGGAATCGCTATGTGCGTACCAGTATCGAAGGTGCGGCTTTGGTTACAACGGATGTGGCCGTCTTCCATGGAATACAGATCGAGGCCTGCATCCCACGGATGCGCTCTCGTGGGCATCTTCGCCCCCTCATCCAAAAGTATTTTCATTTCTTCTTCCTCCTCTTACCGAACGGATTCTGTTGCCGACCCTTGTCCCGGATCGGTTTGTTTACAACGCCAATCATTCTGGGTTTAGACATTATCGTCACCCCCAAATACCAGTTTTTCACCGCATTCTGGACAGTGTTTGGTGACATATTCGGATACACCACCACATACAGGACATTTGAAATCTCCCATACCATCAATCCAAAGTACCTTTTCTTGCTTTGCGGTTTCAACTTTGGGCTGATTTGAGATTTTGATGTTTCCATCGGCAAATCTCAGCTTCGTAACAGCCATAGGGAACTCTTCGATCTCAGACGCCCACAGGCAACTGCCTTTGCCGTTAAGCTGCTCCCAAATGTAAGGGAAACCACCGATGCCATCGAACAGAGAGGCCATCGTAGCATCTCTCTCGTAGAAGGCACAGAGTCTCTTCAGCACCCATTTCCAAGGGGGAATAGCAATGGAGTTGCCCAGTGCCTTATATCGTGGGGAATCGGCTTCCTTGTGCTTCTTGCCCTTGGAATCAACCCACTCTCCAATGTCCGTCCAGCCATCGGGATAGCCCTGCAGTCTTTCACATTCCAGAGGCGTCAGTCTGCGGACAATGTATCGGACACGAACGACATTATTGCTGTTAAGATTGTGACAGGCGCTGAACTGCAACGAGCCTGTCTGCTCCTCGTACTCGGTTGCGTTCCGGCAGTCGACTCCTGCGACCACGAGATTAGCCTTCATCGCATCACCACCGCTTAATGCCCTTAATGTTGCTCCAACATCTTCATCATTCCACCATCCGATGCCGGTCTCTTGGAATGTGCCTACGGGTTGAATGACGGCTTGCTGATCGTGCATACAGTTAAGCGAACCAGCGACTTCTTTCGAGATGCTCTGGTTAACCTGACCGTTCCCGATGGAATAGGCAGGTTCTACAACGGCCATTCCACCCTGATTGCATCCAGGGTAACCACATTGCAGTGCATCCAGAGTCCTCGCTGTGTCTGCTTCGTAATATCCACTATGGGGGTTATCACTCAACATACAGTTGCTATGATATGGGCTTATTCCGTATACGACAGCAGGCTCACCTCCGTGGGTGCAGGTAAGTGTTGGAGACACCCCCTCATAACTATTGGCACCGCTCTTACCCCCACCCTGATCCACAGCAATGACAGGTGCTACAACAACCTCGTTCGCACGAGCCTCGCCAACATCAAAGGAATTGAGTGTGTTCGTTACATCGCAGTGTTTCCAAGTGGTGACATCGTCAGCGGTTTGCGCCCGTTTTCCTTTACAAAAGGGGATCTGCTCCATAACCATTGGAACTGGCTGAAACACAGGCGCATAATTGTGTTCTGCTCCGGCACGAAGGGTAACCGTCTTGTCCCCGGGAACATCCATGTTGTATGTATCAAAGGCAATCGGCTGAATGATGCCGGTTGTGAACCCCGGCCTTGTGCCATTGCAGAGAGTAGTTGCTACTTCGTCATAGCACCGAACATTCTCCGGGCGAAAGCCTAATGGGAATCCAGCGGACCTTGTTCGATCATCTGTTCCAGAGCGACTCTTAACCTCTCCGGCAACTGCTTCTCCCTTCTGCTCGCTCTTGTCAAGATCCCCTGACAAGCCTTTGGCGAAAGGTTGTACCTCGGATTGGGGTTTCTTTCCAGAATATCCGATAGGTGACTTTCTACCGGCTTGTTCGGTGCTTCCGTTGTATTCAGCCTCTCCAAACACAATCTTAGGGGCATTGAGTCCGTTGAAGTCAGCAACGAGACAAATTCGCCTTCTGCGTTGTGGCACACCCCAAAACTGGGCATCGAGAACTCTCCAGGCAACAGACCAACAGTCTCCCACGATGCATCCGCTTGTTGGCCATCCTTTTTCAGGTACAGGAACATCGGGAGCTTCCGGTTCTGCGACCCGGATCGCTTCCTCAAGGACTGCTGAGAAGTCTTTTCCTTGGTTTGAACTGAAGGCTCCGGGGACATTTTCCCAGACCATATATCTTGGTCGAACAGACTCATTTGCTCTGCCTCGTAATACATCGTGGTGTCTCATCTCCTTAATGATTCTGATTTGCTCCATATAAAGGCCTGACCTCTCACCTGCGAGGCCTGCTCTTTTGCCTGCAACGGACAAGTCCTGACAGGGGCTGCCACCTATTACGCAGTCAACCACAGGAGCAATGCATCCTTTGATTTTTGTTATATCTCCTAAGTGCTTCATAACTAGCACCCATCAGAACGGCAGTTGCGCATCGTCATCTTCCAGCATTGCGAAATCGGACTGTCCGCTTGTTGCCTGATTGTAGAGATCCATAGCATTCTGGAAGGGACCAGTGTAGGCCTGAGCGGAGTTTGGCGCTTGGTAGGATGATGTTTCTTCTCCAGATTTTTTGCTGTCTCCGAAGTACACAGAGTCTGCTACGACCTCTGCGCTCCGTCTCTTATTGCCATCCTTGTCAGTCCAGTTACGGATCTGCAGGCGGCCGGAGACGACAGCCATACGGCCTTTGGTGAAATGCTTGGCCACGAACTCGCCCGTGTTTCTCCAAGCATTGCAGTCGATGAAATCAACTTCCTTCTCGCCCCCATCCTTGGGGTTATAGTCACGATCAACTGCGAGGGTGAAGCTGGTCACAGCCACACCGCTGCCGGTTCTGCGAAGTTCGGGATCTCTGGTCAAACGACCCATAATGGTGATGTGATTAAGCATTGATGGTTTCCTCCTTATTGGCCAGCCGATAAGTGCAGTAACTTGTCGGCTCCTGATATCTGTTTTTACCTTTGGTTCTTTCCGCAATGATGCAATAGCCCTGCATCTTGAGGTCGTGGATTCTGGATGTAAGTCGCATACATCCATACTCGTAGATTGCTTCCATCGGATTGATAGAGCCGTAGTCCTTCATATGTCGAAGGATTCGCTCACATTGTGTCAACTTAGCCATACAGACCCTCCTCCTGTTAAACGGCCCACATAGAACTTGAGGGTGCTTTTAATTTCTTGGTCTCTTTACACCAGTCGCAGGTCTCACATCTTTCCGGCTTCACGATGCCCTTCTTGATTGCATCGTGACCGATGATGTCTCTCTTGAAGCCCTCCATCGCAAAGTCAAGGTGGCTCTGCTCAATGTGGAGAATGTCAATGTCCGTTACCTTTTCCTTTGTCGCAGGAGCAAGGAAGAACGGAAGTCTCTTGCCTGTGTTCTGATACACGACCTCTTGGTACACAGCGCCCTGAGTGTCGTAGTCCCAGGCCTCCCACCACATCAAACGGCCCTTGTCTTCCACATAGATCGGCTCAAAATCCTTTACGATTTTGCCGTCTACAATCTTGTCAGGATGCAGGGTATCGACCTTGATCTTGACGGCAACACCCTCGATTACTCCCGTCATAATGACCTGTCGCTGACCACCAGTCAGGTACTTCATCATCAGGGGATCTCTCTTCAACCGTTCAATAATCTGGTCTGCCTGGATGTAATCGGACTTGAGAGTGCCGTCTTTCTTAAACAGGGCAGGATGCTCGGCCTTGAACTTTTCCAGTTCGTTGTCGAAGTAGGCATCCACATAGGAGCCGACCAGAAGTGCTGTGGTCTCCTCCCGGACATACTTGCCACGGATCTCAGCCATCGCCATATTTGAACACTTCTTGAAACTCTTCCATTGGCTGACGGAGTAGTACTCACGATTTGCTCTCTGGCTAAAGTAGTTGGCATTTGTCAGTTTCATTGACTCTCACCAGCCTTTGCCTTAGCCTCAGCACATGCAGAACACAGAGCCTGACCGTACTTCTTCTTTCTCCAAGCAGCCACCTGTACGGATGTCAGTGTGCCTTCAGGCTGGATTTCCTTACCGCAGGACTCACACTTTGCAACGGGATCTGCCTGGGTCTGAGGCAGTTTGTTGCGAACACGGAGAGCATCAACGACATCGCCAAAGGCCTTAACCTTCTCGCTGCCGATCTGGATTCTGTGTCCAGCCCACTGCTCGACATAGGGTGTCTTCAGCAACTTGGTGATCTGCTTCAAATTGGTCTTGTTGCAGATGAAGGGCTTTACAGGCTCCTTGAAGTGCATAACAACGCACTGCTCCTTACTGCCGTCAGCGCCCATAACCAGTTCCTGCCCGACCCTGTCGATGGTCAACACAATGTCCTTGCCGTCCGGCAAAGAGTACACGCCCAAATAGTTGGGGTTCGTCATAGACTTCCAATGAGTTTGTGCCATTTTTTCTTTCCTCCCTTATTTGAAATAGATCTGCTTGGACTGCTTACGATCCAAGGTCTCGAACATCCGTCTGGCAGCATAACTTACGGCCTGCGCCATTCCCACTTCACCATCGTGGATGATGTGTGCATGGCCTCTTGCATAGACCCAAGCCTTTTCGCCCTGAGTGGCATTCATAGTCACAACTGCGACATTGCCATCGATATGTGCCTCAAAGTGGAAGTCGATAGGTAACGGAGCCGGCTCAAGTTGGGATTCGCTATACATACCGCAATGCCCATCGTCCTCACTCTCAACGGCATACATAAGGACATCTTTAGCGATGCTGTGCCAGATATCGGATACCACGCCAATCTTGTTGGACTTGGCCGGGATCTTCACCCTGTCACCGATCTGGAACTTTGTGGGGGAGGATATATCTTCGGGTTCATCGGGAACGGTATCTTCATCAAAGGCCTCTTCGTAATCCTGCTCATCGGCAGGCTCTCCGCTTTGCTCGGCATCGATTGCACGAAGTGCTTCCCAAATCGCTTCCTTCTCTTCTTCGGACAGATCCTTCTTCAATCTGTAACTGACACTTCCCTGAGCGCATCCGAGTTTGTTTGCGAGCATTTTCTGGGTAATGCCGTTGTCTTCCATATAGGAACGGATATCGGTATTTTTCATCTCTTGGTCACCTCCAGAAACTTTCCAAACAGGACGCCTGTCTGTGCGAGGGATACAACAGCGATGGTTGTAGCAAGCCACTCAGACATCGCACCGGTAATGCTAAAGAGAGCAAAAACGAATGCCATCAGTGCAAAGCCAAGGGTTGCGAACCACAACTTGTTCACCTTGAGCTCCCGTACCCGGGCCATTGCTCTGTCTCTTGCCTTGCTTCTGTGCTTGGCATTCTCGTTCACGAGGTCTTCCCACTCATCGGTGGTGTTCAACAGTTTTTCCATACAAATAAATTCCTTTCTTTTATTCGCCCCTCATCGCCTTGAGGAACGGTACTTTTGGTATTCTCACTCGTCTTCCCATCCTAATAACCGGGAAGGGAAAGGGGTTATTGCCGTTCTCGGTGGCCACATTGATGCTATAGGCTGCACAACCCAAGTACTTTGCGACATCCTTTGGAGTAAGCATCTCTTTGTCCAGGGCCTCGATTCTGGCAAGTTCATCAACTTTTTCCATATCAACGCTCCTTCGTTGTGTCTTTTAGGACACTCTGTTGCCAAAAAAAATGCGCTTTGCGATCTCCCAACCAAGAACCTGAGCAATGTTGCCGATTTCTGACTGTGAGCATTCGCATTCACCGCAAAGCCGTCTGTAATAGGCGGACATTGAGTTGACACCGAGAGCATCCGCTCTGCTTTCGGGGGTTCGGTATCCGGCTTTCTTCATTTCGTACTCAAACAAATCCTTATCCATGGCTTACACCTCCTCTCCGAGATTGTGTCGTTAAGGACACTTTTATGATAGCATCACCGACTCCACCTGTCAAGAGAATTTTTGTCCTTTACGAAACTTTTTTTCACTAAGCGACAAATATATGTTGCAAACAGGACACTTCCGTGCTATAATACGCTTAGACAGATTGGAGGTGAAATCTATGTCCGAAGGTATGGCCCAGAGAATTAAGTCACTAAGAAAAGAAAAAGGGCTAACATTAGAATATGTAGCAAATGTTGTCGGGGTTGGCAAAAGCACTGTTAGAAAGTGGGAGACAGGAATGATTGCCAATATGAAGAGAGACAAAATAGCATCTCTTGCTATGGCTCTCGGGACAACACCTGAATATCTAATGGGTTGGGATGAAAATAAAACATCCCCCAGTGAGGATGTCCTCACCGAGGGAGAGATGAATATGCTCGAATTATTCAGGTCGATTCCCGAAGACCAACAGCCTGTCGCTCTGGCAATGATTCGAGCTGCTCTACATACTGGCAAATAATATCTAATGCAATAATAAATGCCTGCTCAGGGCTATCACTATTTCGTACTAATTCAATAAGGTCTCTTTCGTTTTTTGTCATAAGTTCCTTTCCCCTTTCTAAGTACCGCATCAAAACGAATGTTCTACATTGATTATAGTAACAGTTCAAAGAATACGCAAGAAAAAAATACCGGAATCCGTCCAAATAAATGGACGGATTCACAAAGAGGTGATAATATGCAAAGAAAAAGATGCAACGGAGTCTGCACTGACTGCGGAAAGCAAGACCAGAGCCTGATCGTTCTTGACGATGAAACATCCGTATGCGATGAGTGCCTTGAAACAAATTATACACAGTGTCATATTTGCGGAGAATATTGGAATGATGCATATGTAGAGTTCTATTTCCCTGATGATGGAAGAATCATCTGTGAACACTGTATGGAAGACAACAGTTAGGAGTAAGGTTATGCTCTGTAAAAAGTGCAAAATGGAAATACCCGAAGATTCAAAATTCTGTAATTACTGTGGTGCAAAACAAGTACGGGAGAAATCTTCCCGGAGAAGAGGAAATGGCCAAGGCACAGTCTTCAAAGACAAAAACGGCACTTGGGTGGCGGAATGTACAATAGGTTGGGACGAAGAAAACGGAAAACTAATTCGCAGATCCAGAAGAAAAAGAGGCTTCAGCACAAAGAACGAGGCCCTCGCACACATCCAGTATCTGAGGCAGGAACTGCCACAGCAGGATATGAGCATTAAGTTCAAAGACCTATATAAGAAATGGATGGACCGGCACTCCGAAAAAGTAACGAATTCGACCATCAACTGCTACAAGTCGGCATATAAGTACTTCTCGCCCCTTTACTATGTGGAGATTGCACGGATCAAAACCGAGCATTTGCAGAAGTGTATCGATGAATGCCCACACGGAAAGCGAACAAAAGAGAATATGAAGGCGCTCGGAACATCCCTATGGAAGTATGCGATGGAATTGGACATCGTGGACAAGAACTATGCGGAATTCCTTTATATTAAAAAAGAAGAGGCCACCGAAAAGGTAGCCTTCTCAAAAACGCAACTGGATACGATGTGGGACAATGTCGACTCCGTCTCCGGCATTAAGTATGTCCTGCTCCTATGCTACACAGGAATGCGACTCAGCGAAATGCTCGGAGCCTTAACCGAGAACTACTACCCCGAAGATGGGTACTTCATTACAGGAGTGAAAACGAAAGCAGGCAAGGACAGAGTTATTACCATATCACCAAAAATAAGACCCTTCTTCGAGGACTTTGGAAAGGGTAAGTATCTGTTCACAGAACTATCAGCGAAGAAGTTCAGGAATGATATCTACTACCCTTCGCTTCAGGAACTCGCAATGGATGTTCTGGACGAGAATGGTGATCATATCTACACCCCTCACTGCTGCCGTCACACATTCGCAACCCTGATGAAAAATGTGGATGCACCTGCAACCGACAAACAGAAGTTGATCGGTCACAGCAAGTTCGAGATGACCGCACACTACACGCACACGGATATCGGATCATTGAAAAGAATCACAGACAACCTTTAATTTTTTTAGATTCCTACTACTGCTCTACTACTGCCAGATGTGCGAAAAACCCAGTGTTTAAGCCATTTTCACATTGTATGGCATTCAAGAGGTCAGCGGTTCGATCCCGCTTATCTCCACCA